CCGATGAGACTCCCGGTGAGCATGCCTCTAACCAGGATAAGGGGCCGCACCTGTCTTGGATGACGGCCTCTACTCACCGGGGGCAATCTGCTGCAATCCTGAGCGGCAACCCCGTCGATGATCAGTAAGTGTGGACTGCTGTCTGATACTCATGGAAACCGTCGGAACCCGTATTTCCGATAGGTCTGTGGGATAATATTGGATCAAGCGCATATTTACTAGGAGACGGTCATAAAAGAACCGGGGGATTAAATGATAGTACCTGATACGGGTGAGCCTCTGTAGATGACCCACCGGCATCATTCAGGATTACAGAGGCAAAATAATAGAAAGGGCACTGTGCCTCAGGGTCGATTCCATCAAGAAGAAATACAAGATGACGAAGACTATGAGGACTATGAAGACGACGAGGATCTAGAGGAACAAATAATCTTCGAAAAGCTCGCAGATGGTACTTGGGAAAAAACACAAACCGATCCCGACGATAAAAAGTACGAGATTACTGATTCGGTTCCTTCTCAAGTCGTGTACAGCCAAATCGAGAATTTGAAGAAAAAGGGTTGGAAAGTTAAACAAGATGTAGATCCGGACTTCGACGGATTGATTCTAATTAAGGAGTAAGGAGGAGACTCTGCGTGTCGAGACACGAAGTTATTGACGGAAACCACAAGCTCGTGTTCGGCTGGGATCAGATGTTGTATAGTTTCTTCCTGCAAGTTCATGAGATGGATCTGTCGGAGGAAGAGAATCCGGTTATCTGGCTGGGTGCTGATTCGTCCAGCATCATGTACGAGGTCGAAGATCTGGTGCGAATGACGCACAAGTATACCGCATATTCAATCCCGATCAATCTGCGGGGTATCTTGAATTCTGATAAAGATGAAGGGGTCTAATGGGTAGACCGAGCAAATACGATCCGTTCGTCCAGATCATTCTGCAATACGTTCGTGAGAACCCAGGTAAAAAGGGCTCGGAGATCAACAAGCACTTTCGAGCTCAGGATATTCCGAGTAACACCATCTCTTCCACGCTCAATCGGTTGCAAAATCAGGGACTGATCGAAAATCACGGGAATGCGGGACCCAATACGAAGTGGTATCCGTTCGTAGAGCCCGAGCCGATCGAGCCCGAATTCGTCGAGATGGCAGAGCAGCTGATGGACGAACTGAGAAACCTTCTTCCCTCCGAGCGAAAGCATTACCTGGCTCGACGCCTACAAGAGCTCTTTCTTGATCTTGACCAAATCTTCAACCTCGACTGAGTGAGAGGAGAAATGAGCGGAATTTTCATGAAGAAGCACGGCGCGAGTGTAGAGGAATTACTCGCCAGTTCAGACTTTGTCGCACTCGGTTACCACTTGGCCGGAGCGGCGGAAATGGCCTCGGCCGTACTGGGCAAGAAAGAAGATCCGGAAGTGGTGGAGATCAGTCGTGTGTTGGGGGCAATCTCCTCGCAGTTTCTGGAGCGAAGCGGATTGCGTCGAGCCACAGCAGCGTCAACGCCTGAAACTCGACCGGTAAAAAGAAAGGAGTGACAATGGCTTCCTGGGTCAAGGTGCTACAGCAGTACATGTCGTCCGAGCCGAACGGGCGCAAGATCGAGATCGCGGAGTTCAAGGAGCTGACCGATCAGGACAAGAAGGACTTCCGCGACATGCTGATCTCGGAGGGCTTCGATGTCGATCCACTTTCGACCAAGCAGCCAGAGGCGGCATAGACGATATCTTGCTGGTTTATTCGGGTAGTGGGGTGACAGATCGCAGGCCCCAGCCCCACTACCTCAGTAAGCCAGTTTAGATATTCGCAAGGATTACCGCTCCTATAATGAACCCTATTAAGGAGTGATAAATGTTATTCTTTCGTAAGAAGAAGAACGAGGAAAACACCAACCTGGTCGACGCGCTCATTAAGCGCCCCGACGAGATCCTTGTCACGGACACGTACATGGCTGTGTACAGTTCCGACATAGACAAAGTGATCTTCATCACCGGCGACTATCGAGAGCTCGACCAGGAAGAGGTGAACCGCGTTCTCGTCGAGCGATACCAAGCAGTTATGGCTTCACGAAACTAGCGTTCAAAGGGGAGCCTACATGGGCTTTCCTTTTTTGTCGCTACTCAAACCCGTCGTATTTTTTTTGAAAGCGAGGTGCCTTGATCAATACGTGGACCTGTCATGTGTGCGGCGAGGAGCGTCCTGACAACAAGATCGACGTCTATTCGAAGACAGCCACCGCAGATGGAATTGAGATCAAGCAGAACGTTCGTCATTGCAACGATCGTCAGAGCTGTATCGATGGAGCGTCAAAAGTCAATTGGCTTCGTGGTCCTGCTCATTATGAATTGAAACGTGAGGAGAGTAATGGCTAACGAGACTGTAAAGCCCTACAGAGATCCTGTTCCGGGCCGCGGGTCGATCGAGTTGCGACGGACAGCAGCAGGCGTATATTCATGGGTGATCACGATCTGGACGGATGCGATCGTCACCGATGCGCATCTGATCGGCATGGTCGACTCGGTACAGCGAGTAGACGAGGAGCTACGGGTAAGATATCCGGCATCAGGACCGGAAGAGAGCACGTAATGCTACTGGCGACGACTAATCCCACCCCGGAAAACCCTAAGCAATTTCTGATCATCGGACTAGAGGCCGAGAACATCAAACGACTACAGGACGACATGCCGATCTTCAAGGATCTCGAAGTGGAGGGAATCGAAGATCTGAAAGAATGGAAACTGGTCATACTCGGACCCGAAGATACCGTACGTTTCGTCTCAGAGCACGGTTGACAACTGTGAATGGACAATTATGCGAGATCTACCACTACAGCCACATCAGATAAAGGCTCTCAATGAACTCGACAACGGAAAGATATTATGGGGCGGAGTCGGCTCAGGAAAGTCGCGTGTTGCGGTTGCTTATTATCTACAGCGAGAAAAGCCCAAGGATATCTATGTCATCACCACCGCCAAGAAGCGAGACAGCCTCGACTGGGACGGAGAGTTCATCAAGCACGGCATCGGTACGCGTCGAGACGGTACTGTTGCGGGAACTCTGACGGTCGACAGCTGGAACAACATCCACAAGTACACGAAAGTCGAGAATGCTTTTTTCATCTTCGACGAACAACGGCTGGTCGGCAGCGGCGTGTGGGTACGATCATTTCTCAAAATCGTCAAGAACAACCGCTGGGTTCTGCTTAGTGCAACCCCGGGGGATAATTGGCTGGACTATATCCCAGTGTTCGTCGCCAACGGATTCTACAAGAATCGGACGGAGTTCAAACGCCAGCACGTAGTCTACAGCTCCTACACCAAGTTCCCCAAGGTGGAGCGATATCTGGGCGAGGCCAAGCTGCTGAAGCTGCGCAACAAGCTCTTGGTCTACATGCCATATCCCAAGCATACGATCCGGCATTCGGAAACGCGGTTCGTGCAGCACAACGAAGAGCTATTGCAGCACGTGATCAAGAATCGCTGGCATATCTTCAAGGACCGTCCGATCAAGGACATCGCCGAGCTGTTCGGCGTGATGCGAAGAATCGTCAACGGCGACCCGGATCGGGTGAAGGCGATCAGAGAGCTTCTACAGCCGCACAGAAAGATGGTGATATTCTACAACTTCGACTACGAGTTGGAAGCTCTGAGAGGCTTACACGACGTCGTAGAGGTAGCTGAGTGGAACGGACATAAGCATGAGCAGATCCCTAAGGGCGACCGCTGGGTATATCTGGTTCAGTACGTAGCGGGGTCGGAAGGTTGGAATTGCGTCGAGACCGATACCGTCGTCTTCTATTCTCTGACATATTCGTACAAGAGATGGGAGCAAGCGCATGGACGAATCGATCGTCTCAACACTCCGTTCACAGATCTTTATTATTTTACGCTTCGTTCTAAGAGCGTGGTTGACTGGGCCGTTTGGCGTTCGCTGAGGGCTAAGGAAAGCTTCAACGTGAACAAATTCGACATGAGATTGCTAGGAGGTGGAAGTGGCAACAGAAACGGAGACGTGCGACGCGAAGATCAGGCCGTTTCAGGGAACGACCGAGATCAGCTGCGAGATGGAGGGCGATCATAATCAACACAAAGGTATTCTACGAGATTATGCATACCCCGGCTCGGAGACCGTAATTACGTGGCTGGAATCCGATCGACGTACTTACCACGGTAAGTGGCCGGGCGATTGTCTGACTTGGGGGTGTACGCTTCCCGCACGTCACAAAGGACGATGCGAAGTGCAATAATCTGTGGCCAAATTTGCCAAGATTTTTTAGAGAGGAGTCAAAATGGCCCAAAAAACACTCAAAATTCGACGTAATGCGGACGGTACCGTGACTATCAGTTCTGGAGGCTATAAAGAGTCAATTGACGTCCGTGCCAAAGATCCTTGGCAAAAATTTGACGCTGTGAAATGGGCGATTTTGACCGCCGGATTCGCTTTTACCCCGCAAATAGAGGATTTAGTGCGAAAAGAGCTGAATTTGTACTAAATAGATATTCTGCCCAAAAATCTCTCAAAAGACTATCCCTACGCGCGAGACCTTAGTATCTAAAGTAGTAATAGATATTAGGGTGACGAGTATAGAAAGTTTTTCCCTCAATGTTTTTTGGCCAGAATATCTAAAGAAGGGGGATCAATGAAAACCACCCACAAGGCTGCGCCCTTTGCCAAGGCCCTTAAAAAAGTCACGAAAAAATGAGAGTGGCGCTGTCTCTCTTCATGATCGTGGCTACCATGCTTTTGTTATTGCTGTTAACTCTACCTATGGGGAGATAGAATGCTATGCAGGAACGTTGGAGGCCCATAGAAGATTTTCCAGGATACAGCGTAAGTGATCATGGAAGAATCCGTACTGACAGAACTGGGAGGATCTTAGCGTTAAATGCAAATCAATTCGGCGTATTGCAAGTGGGGCTGATGAGAGATGGCGAACAAAAACACCGGTCGGTCCCACTCTTGGTGGCTAAGGCTTTTATTCCTACTCCTCCTGGCCCTTTTGATACTCCCATTAATCTGGATGGTGATAGGTTTAACAATCATATTGACAATCTCGTCTGGCGTCCTAGATGGTTCGCTATAAAATATAACCAGCAGTTCAGACATCCATATCCTAATCCCATCTTGGCGCCTATTCAAGATCTGAGAACTGGCCAGGTGAGCGAGAACTCTATCGAGTGTGCGAAGCGATACGGTCTTCTCGAGGACGACTTGGTTCTTTCGATATTGAACCGCACTTATGTCTGGCCTACCTACCAAGAATTCGCAGTATTGAACAACAACGGAGACCAGTTAACTCTAGATATTAGGTAGCACCCAAAACGTGTTTTATAGTGAGGGAGAGCAGATATCACTTCGTATTTTTTTGCGAAAGGAGGACGAAAGGTGACTGCAACATCGATTTTGGAGTCTTCAGAAGCCGATCAAATTGTTTCAGGACCACCCGGTCCTCCTGGTCCACCGGGCCCACCGGGTCCGATGGGTATGGAAGGTCCTCGAGGCCCAGTAGGTCCTTCCGGAAAGGACTCAACTGTTCCTGGCCCTCAAGGTCCTCAGGGCCCAATGGGACCAGAAGGTTCTCAGGGTCTAACCGGAGAAGATTCAACTGTTCCCGGCCCAATGGGTTTGCAAGGTCCTAAAGGTGATACTGGACCTCCCGGCCCAGCTGGTGCAGATTCGGATATTCCTGGACCACGAGGTTTCCCAGGACCTCGAGGTGAAGATGGGGCTCAGGGCCCAGCAGGAGCTGATTCAACGATCCCAGGTCCACAGGGACCACAAGGAATGATTGGTCCTCCAGGACCCGAAGGTCCACCAGGTCCTCAGGGGCCACATGGTCCAAAAGGAGATGAGGGACCTCCAGGGCCGCCAGGAGCCGATTCGAATATTCCGGGACCACAGGGCCCTCCAGGCTTAATTGGTCCTCAGGGGTTTGAAGGTCCAATGGGACCAGTTGGTCCAGTTGGAGCCGATTCGGTTATTCCTGGACCGAGAGGTCCTCAAGGTCCTAAAGGTGATACTGGAGCTCCGGGTCCACCGGGAGCTGACTCTGTTGTTCAAGGTCCACCGGGTATTCAAGGTCTAAAGGGTGATCCTGGACGTCAAGGTCCACCCGGAGCCGATTCGACGGTTCCAGGACCGCGAGGTCCACAAGGTCCACAGGGCCCTCAAGGTGAGATCGGCCTACAAGGAGATAGTGGTTCACCTGGTCCACCAGGACCGCATGGTCCAACCGGTTCTCAAGGTCCACCAGGTCCACCGGGTGCGGATTCAACGATCCCAGGCCCAAAAGGCGATCGAGGAATTCAAGGATCTAAAGGTGATCCTGGAGAAGATTCAACTGTTCCCGGCCCAAAGGGCGATCCTGGTACTCCAGGCCAGAAATGGTTTACTCAGTCGGGTAAACCTTCGGTCGGAACTGGGAGAATAGGCGACTGGAGTTTGGACAGTGCCGTCGGAGATTATTATGAAAAGACCGGCAATGCTAAATGGACTTTGCGTGGTAATCTCAGAGGACCGCAAGGAAAACAAGGAGAACCCGGTACTCCTGGCACTGAGATTTGGGTAGGTACTACGCCTCCTAAAAATCCGACTCTAAATCAACTTTGGGTCGACATATCATGATCAAGGTTTGGGATGGTAATATCTGGGTTGAAAAACCGATCAAAGTCTGGACTGGATCCGCTTGGGTCGAGAAACCGATCAAAGTCTGGAACGGGTCGAATTGGGTTTTGGCATGACTGAGGGTCGATATCAGAACAAGATAATCAAGAAGCTCGAAAGGATGTTTCCGGATTGTGTCATTATGAAAACGGATTCGTCCTATCAACAAGGCATTCCTGATCTTCTTATTCTTTGGGAAGGATATTGGGCTTCATTAGAGGTTAAAACTTCTCCTTCGGCACCCATACAGCCCAACCAAGGTTACTATCTAGATAAGCTGAATCGCATGTCGTTTGCTGCGTATATTTACCCAGAGAACGAAGAGGAGATTTTAGGTGCGCTTCAACAAGCATTTAAACCTCCACGGCGAGCACGCGTTCTTAAGTCCTAGTAGCTATCATTGGATTCACTATACGCCTGAGCGACTGATTGAACGTTGGACTGCAGCTCAAGCTGGAGCTTATGGAATTGCGCAGCACGAGTATGCCATGCGAGAAATTCAGGCAGGTAGACTTTCAGATCTCGTCGGCACTGTTGGATTGTACATCAACGATGCGATTCGATACAAAATGCAGTGTGAGCAAGTTCTCTACTATTCGGAGAACTGCTTCGGTACCGCGGATACGATTTCTTTTCGATATAATACGCTTCGAATTCATGATTTGAAGACCGGTGTGTTTCCGGGCTCGGTTCATCAACTTGAGATCTATGCTGCATTGTTTTGTCTCGAGTATGACAAAAGTCCTTTCGACATCAAGATCGAACTTCGAATTTATCAAGACAATGAAGTTGCTGTCTATGATGCTGATCCGGAGGACATTATGTATATTATGGGAAAGATTCAAGAATTCGACAAGATACTCGCGTATCGAAGATTGGAGGAGGAATCGTGATTCGTACTGAAGAAGAACATCTTGCGCATTACGGAGTCCTTCGCCGATCGGGACGATATCCTTGGGGATCTGGTAATACTCAAAGCCAGCGTAATCGAGATTTTCTTTCTTATGTTTCTGAACTGAAGAGACAAGGTATGAGTGATGCTGAGATCGCCAGAGGCATCGGAGTTATGGCAGGTATCGATTATCCGAGGAATTACTTTACCGCGGAACGATCGATTGCTCGTTCTCAGCAGAAACAAGAAGCTATTTCCACTATTACTCGTTTGAAGGAAAGAGGTTGGTCGAACGTAAAGATTGCCGAACGTATGGGTATGCCTGAATCTACGGTTCGAGCATATCAAAAACCTGGCGAGAAGGATAAAGCCGACGCCATCCAGACGACTGCTGGTATTCTCAGAGATCAGGTTAAAGAAAAGAAGATGGTCGATGTTGGTAGATTTACCGAGAAGCAGTTGGGCATCACTCGAGATCGGATGGACACCTCGATTTATGTTCTGAAAAACGAGGGACATAATGTTTATACCATTCAGATTCAACAAATCAACAATCCCGGTAAGTTTACGACCATGAAAGTCTTGGCTGCTCCTGGTCTCAGCAAAGAATTCGTTCAAAGGAATCGGAAAGATATTCGACAGATCGTCGAGAATTACTCTGACGACTGGGGGCGTAGTTTCCTTACCAGCCAACCTCCTCTTTCTATCAGCTCTCGAAGAGTCAAGGTCAAATTTGCAGAAGAGGGTGGGGACAAGCTCGACGGAGTCATTCATATTCGTCCTGCTGTAAAAGATCTCTCTATCGGAAACAAGCGTTACGGCCAGGTGCGTATCATGATCGATGATACGCACTACATCAAAGGTATGGCCGTCTATAAAGAAGATCTCCCTGCCGGAAAAGATTTGGTGTTCCATACCAAACTGCATGGTAAAGGGCTTACCAAGAAAGATGCAATGAAGCCTTTGGAGACAAAGGATCCCGATCTTCCCTTCGGTTCGATCATTCGTCAAATTCATGGTCCCGATGGCAAGGTCACATCTGCGGTGAATCTGGTTGGCAGTCCTACAAAGCCGGAATCTGGTGAAGAAGGTCATTGGGATCTATGGCGAAGAGAGCTTTCATCTCAGATGTTGTCAAAGCAACGGCCAGCTCTTGCTCAGCAACAACTCGATATGACTTATACTCGTCGTCAGAGAGAGCTCGCCGAGATCATGTCTCTTACAAATTCGACCGTTCGTAAGGAACTTCTTTTGAGATTCGGCGATTCGACGGATTCGGCGGCCGTACATCTTTCCGCAGCTAACCTACCTCGACAGTCAAACAAGGTTCTACTTCCTATTCCGTCTATGAAGCCCGATCAAATTTACGCCCCCGGCTATAAAGATGGCGACAGGGTAGTTCTCATTCGGCATCCGCATGGAGGAACGTTCGAGATTCCGGAATTGGTTGTGAACAATCGCAATCGTGAGGCTCGTAAGATTCTGGGTCGTAATCCTCGCGATGCAGTTGGAATTCATCATAAGGTTGCCGAACGTTTGTCTGGTGCAGACTTTGACGGAGACACAGTTCTCGTTATCCCTAATCCCCACAAGCAAGTAATTCATACCCCCGCCCTTGAAGGACTGAAGGGTTTCGATCCTATGAAGTACAAGTTGCCCGAGGATTCTCCCATTCCTCGTATGACTAAAGCGCAAAAGGGTATCGAGATGGGTAAGATCTCCAACTTGATTACGGACATGACTCTTCGAGGCGCAAGTACAGAACATCTCGCTCAGGCGATTCGTCATTCCATGGTTGTCATCGATGCTGAAAAGCACGGACTCAATTGGAAACTATCAGAGCATGACAATGGAATTCCCGCTTTGAAGGAAGAGTATCAAGGAGGAAAGAGGGCTGGTGCCAGCACGCTGATCAGTAGAGCGGGCGCGAAAGTTTTTGTTCCTCATAGAGTAGAACGGCCTATGCGAGACGACGGTCCTATCGACGCAGCTACGGGTAAGAGAGTTTGGGTGCCAACGGGGCGTATGGTTCCAGAAAGAAAGACTCGAACCGTAACGGATCCGGTTACGGGTGAGAAGACCAGAGTTAAGGTACAAGTTGGGATGAGACCCCAAATGCAAGAGTCTAAGAAACTTGCAGAGACTGAGAATGCTTTTACTCTTGTTGGGGTACCTGGAAAATTTGCCCCCCATCCTATGGAAGTTCTGTATGCTACTCATGCTAATAGATTAAAGGCTATGGCGAATGCATCGAGGAAAGAAGCCCTACGTACCCCTAATACAAAAAGATCCCCCTCTGCCGCCAAGGTGTATGCCGATCAAGTGAAAACTATTGAGGCTAAATTAGATCTTGCTGAAAGAAACGCCCCCTATGAAAGACAAGCCCAGAACCTTGCCAACGCCGCCTGGACCCAGGTACGCCAGGCCAATCCACACATAGAGAAGGAAGAACAAACAAAGATCAAACAACAAGCGTTGAACCGGTACCGGCTTAGAGTAGGCGCCAATAAAGATGACATCCGCCTTACTCAAAAGGAATGGGACGCCATCCAAGCTGGCGCGCTTAGCCATGACAAACTAGAACGTGTTCTTAAGCATAGCGATCTCGATACAATCAAGACGCTGGCTATGCCTAAGACTACACCTAAGCTGTCTGCTACAGCGCTAAGTCGTGCTCGACAAATGGAAGCTTCCGGGTATACCCAGCAAGAGATAGCCGATCACTTGGGTATTGGATTGACCACACTCAAGGTGGGTCTCAGTGAGTGAGGTGATGAAGCATGGCTGAGACTGAACAACCAACTGAGTACATGTTGACAACAGTGGACAATCCATTTGATCCTTTCACTAGATTCGACGAATGGTATGAGTATGATGTGAAGATGGGTTACAACAGTTCCGCCTTCCTCGATCGTATAGCAAAGGTTTCATATGACTTGTCCGAGCCCGACCAGGCAGCTCTGATACAAGATGCAATTGATGAGATTGTCCAGGAGAACGTGTCTGGTATGTGGAGAAAAGTTTCAAGAGAAGATGTGAAGACATTAGACATCTACAAGGTGCATGGAGAGAACGATGCCAACAACACAGTTCGATCCGAAGAATCCTGAACGAGGTTGGCATGAAGCAGAATCGTTACGACCACCACGCCACTGGCAATGGTTACAACAAATAGTAGATTGGTTGTGGAGAAAAAATAAATAAAAAATCAAAAAAATAAAAATTCGGGA